TGCGGGTTGAAGGTGCCGCGAGGGCCTTGGGCCAGGATGCTTGGATTGCTGACGTCGAACGCGCCGCTGTTGCCGATGGCGGATTTTATTTGCTCGGGCTCAAGGGCCACAAACATGCCTTCGTTTGTGCCGTCGCCGTAGTCCACTTGGAAGGCCACGCCGTCGTAGCCGCCCTCCCGAACCCGGCGCGTTATCTCCTCTCGGTCGGTGTCAAACACCACGATCGGGGACTGCGGCGAACCCTCTTGCACAACGAGGTCCGCCACATCAAGGTCGATGTCCGCAGCAAACTGCTCAAGAGTGTATGGGCGCTGCAAACTCAGGTAGACAGAGTAGACCTCCCCGTCCGCGCCTGCGTAGTTGTCGGCCGTGCCAGGGTAGTTTCCGCGCTCTGTTGTAAAAAAGAATCCGTCTTTGTCGTAGCCGAAACTTGCGCCGATCTTGCTTTTGTCAAAAGAGGCGATGCCTTTAGCTCCGCCGTGATAAACCACCAGCGGCCGACCCTCCGCATCGACCACCTTCGAGTCGCCAAACCACTTCCAGAAGTTACGCACCCCCTCTTCGGTCGCCGCGATTGGCTGGCCGTTGCTGTTGCGTGTTGAGCGTTGCTTGCCGTCGATGTCGAGCGTGGCGAGCAGCGGCTGCGCTGCGCCCTGGTTCAGGACTCCCGATTGCTCGGGGTGGGGGTTGTCCCACCCGTAGCGCTCGGCGAAGTCTCGGTTGACGGCTTCGACGCGGGGGCGGAGGTCATCGTCAACCCACTTGAGTAGATCGGATGCTTGGGCCCCGCCGTCGTTGTCAAGCTGCGCAGCCGCATCACCGATTCGCTTTCGGTAGTCGGCGTCGCCGTTTGCCCAGTTGTTTTCACGGAGCTCTCCGTCGGTTTCGAATCGCGTGACATTGCTCACCTCCTGGCTGAACGCCTGCGCACCAACCGCGCGCGAAACGGCCTCGTGGAAGGCGTCGTTCTTCTCGCGCGAGGCCTTCTGAAGCTCCTTGATTTTACCCTTATCCGTCTCCCCTTCGAGGGCGAACTTCTCGTCCGGGAAGTTCAACACCCGGAAGCCGTCAGTGGTGGGGATCGGCGGGGCGTAGCTGTGCCCCAGCTCAGCGCTCAGCGAGGCATAGAGCGCCGAGGTCTCCTCGGCGGTAAGGGTTCGGCCGAGCGTGAACTCTGAGCCGTTCTGGCCGAACTTGGCGCCGTTGTAGATCGGGAAGTGCCAGGCCATGCCCTCCTGGGAGAGCACCAGCCCACGAATGTCTGCGGCGAGCTGCACGCGCAGGCGCGACTGCCCCGACACGCGCCCGTTCTCGACGGTCACGCCGGCGCGCTGCTGGACTCCGACCGAGGTCTGGCCCTGCCAGCCCGAGTAGAGCTGATCGCCGGCGGTTGTCATAAGCCCCAGGCGGGCGTCAATCAGATCGCGCCCGTTCTCGTCGGCCAGGGCCTTGCGGATCGCGGCCAGGTACTCCTCTTGCTGGAACATGGGCGCTTCGTGGATGCCGGGCAACACGCCCGTAGAGGCGCCGGGGGTGGCCTCCCAGGACACCTGCGCGGTGCGCTCCTGAAGCGCGTCGCTGAAGTCGTAGTCGCTGGCGTCGATCTCGGCCTGGGCGATCTTCGACTCCATGCCGAAGCGGGTGGCGGCACGGTAGTGGTCGTACTCGCGGCCCTTGGCGATCTCGTGCCCGCCCTCGGGGTTCGCGACCCGAATGCCGTGCTTGTCCTCGTAGGCGTTGCGCTCCTTCTCGCTGCCCTCGACGCGGGCCTTGATCGATGTCCAGATGGCCGCCTGCACCTGGTGCGGACGCCAGCCCATACTGTCGGCGATGCGCTTGATCTCGCGCTGCGCGAAGAGGTACTTCGGCCCCTGGTCGAGTTTCTTGTCCCCGTAGTCGAAGGCGAGAGCCATCCACATGTCCATCGTGGAGTGGTGCTCGTCGACCTTGCTGGGGTCGATCTCCTCCATCAGGTCCGTGTAGAAATTGTTGGTCTTGATACCGCCCCAGTCCTCGCCCCGGTTGAGCCAGGCCTCGGCCTTCTTGCCCATCGCGGTCGGGAAGCGCCCGGCGGTGATCGGCTCGCCGGCCTTCCACTGGTACCAGGCCTTGAGCGCCGAGGTGGTGTTGGCGGACACGCTCGTGCCCTGCGAGTAGATGGCCAGCAGGCCGATGAACTTCTCGGCGGCGGCCTTGTCCCCTCCGACCATGTCGAGCACCGCGCGGGCGGAGTTCTCGTACCAGTAGCGCCCAGCCTGGCCCTCGCGGGTGAGCTTCTCGAGGTTCTTGCGCAGGATGGCCAGCTTCTGCGGCGACTTGCCGACCCAGTCGGGCGCGCCGACGTAGCGGCCACTGCTCTCACGTTTGTGGCCGACGTCGCTGATGGGGCGCTGCTCATAGACAGGCGCTTCGGTCTTGGCGCGGAACTCTTTGACGAGCTCGCTCAGGTAGAGGTTGTCGTTCTTGCCCTCGAACACGCCGGCGTCCTTGAGCGCGGCGAACTCCTTGGGCATCACCTTCTCGAGCATATGCGCCCAGCGCTCGCGAGTCGGCGAGCCCTGGGGCAGGTTCTTGGCCTGGGCCTGGAGCGCGTCGACGACCTGGTCGCGGCCGACAGCGGTGCGCGCAGCAGGTTTGGGCACCACCGCCCCATTGGTCTTGGTCAGCGGGCCGAGCACCTCGGGCTTGAAGGTCTGGTCGCCGAGCATGATGACCTGGCCAGACTGCGTGCCCTCCATGCGGGACAGGTAGCCGCCGAAGCCGCTGTCCAGCACGGCCGACTCGAAGCCCAGCTGGCTGCGGCCCTCCTTCAGGCGCAGCGGGTCGGCGTCGGCGTCGTAGACGTTGGACAGCGTCACCTTGTGGCCGATGCCGCCCACGCCAGCTTCGGGGTTGATGCCCGTGCCCTTGTCGACGTAGAAGTAGGCGCGCTTGGCGAGGCGCTTGTCCTCGGCGTTGAGGTAGGTATCGCGCCCGCTGCCCTCCAGCCCCGTGCCGAACGCGCCCGTGCTGATGACCGAGCGAGCCTGCTTGCTGTAGTGGTAGCCCTCGATGTTGTTGAGCTGCCCGGTGCGGGCCTCGTTCAGCACGTTGCCCGGCTGCGCGGTCTCGCTCAGCACCCGCAGCGGGTACTTGGCGTACATCTCCTCGGGCGTGACGCCTGTGCGGTTGGCCATCGTGCTGTAGAACGCAGCGGCCCACTGACTCATGAGCTCGTTCACCTGCGAACGGTAGCGGCCCGCTTCGTTCAGCTGGTTGAGCAGGGTCTGACGCACGGCCTCGGCCGACTGGCGGAACGCTTCGGTGTCCTGGGCGTTGGCGACCGCCTGCTCCATCTCGCGGGCGAACTTCTCTTTGAGCTCGCCCCGCACCTGCCGCGCTTCGGCTGCACTGAGCTCGTTCGTGCCGAAGCGGATGTGCTCGGGCAGCGACTGCTCTAGAGGCGTGCCGCGAATCGCCGTGGCGACCTCGGCCAGGGGCGCAGACACCTCGCCGCCGGCTGCGGCTTGGCGTTGCAGGTCTTTTACGTCGATGCTCGGCAGCACGGTGCCGATGTCGAGCCCGGCCTGCTCGAAGGTCTGCATCAACTGCGCCGCGTCGAAGCGTGCCAGTGCCCCGCCGGTGGCCTCGTGCAGGAGGTCTTGCAGGTGCTCGGGGCTGCGGTCGGCGAGCTTGGTGGCGTTGATCGCAGCCTGCATTTGACCGAAGAGCTCGGCGGTTTGCGCTGCGCGGTCTACTTCGTCCTGGCGCCCCATCGCGCTCTGCGCGGCACGGTTGATCGTGTGGGTGACACCGACATTCGCACCGACTCCGATAAGCGTGGCGATGAGGGTCTGTGCGGCAGCGCTTTGGCGCTCGGCCAGATACGCCGAGAAGGGCTTGTCGGGGTGCATCACTGCCCACTCGTTCAAGTCCTGCAAAAGCGTCGCCGCCTGCTCGCGCGGCACCTCGTTTACCGCGTTGTGCAGCAGTGACTTGAACAACCCCGCATTCGACTGCAAATCGCCTAGCAGTTTGCGCAGGGGGATCTTCTCGGTGGCGTATTCGACCGCTGCATCGCTCGCGCCGTAGGCCAACGATTGCCACTGACCGACGCCCGCCTCCCGTGCGGTCTGGTACGACTGCCCGCCCTGCTGCCCTGCCATGCTGTACAGCGCGGCGGCCTCGCCGCCGGGTAGGAGCGCGAGCGGCATGGTCAGCAGGTTCTGCACCGCAGACTGCACGCCACTCGACGCGGAGTCGGTAGCGAAGTTCCCTGTGTCGGGGCTTAGCGTCTTGGCGCGCGCGGTGTCGTAGTTGGCGATCAGCCCGAAACCTTCTGCCAGCCGACGCAGAGGGTTACCGCCGACAGCCCCGCGCCAACCGGCGGCTTCCTCGGGCGTGTTCGCCTCCATCCAATCGAGCGGAGTGGATGCCAATTCTGAGACGGCGCGAAACGCACCGGCCGCGCCGGCGTCGGCCATGCGGACGCCCGCGCCTATGTCGCCCACCAGCGTCTTCTTCGAGTCAGGCGCGCTGAAGATGTACTTCGCGACGCCAATCGCGGAATCGACAAGCGACGACAGCGCCGTGCTGTCATCGTGCGCCAGCTTGGCGAAGTCGGCGTCGGTGTACTTCTTCTGCAGCACGGGATTCGCTGCAGCGTCTTGCTGCACCTGCTTCGCTTGCGCCTGCGCGGCCAGGTCAGGCTTCGCCTGGACGGCTGCCACCGGATAGCCCAGGTAGTTCGCGACACGGCGCTGCGTGCTGTACTGATCCGGGTTGACCTGCACAGCCGACTGCAGGGTCGCGGCGAGCGCCTGCTTCTGCACGCGCTCCTGGTCCTCTAGCTCAACGAGATAGGGGTTGTCAGGTTGCGCGGTCGAAGCAGGCTCGTTGTTCAGCAGGTCGTCGTATTGGCTCATGGCTTGGCGGGCGGGATGAGTGGCGCGGAACGCGAGCGGGCCTGTAGGTACAGGCGGCGCACGTTGTCTTCGGTGGGTGCGAACAGCGGATTGTTCGGGTTCTGCTTGTACTTCGTCTGCAGCGCCTGCACGATCTTACCGCGTTCCTCATCCGGCACTTTCACCTTAGCCGCCTGCTCAGGCGTCAGCTGAATCACGGGGACAGAGCTGTCCGAGAACCAGCCGGGCACCGTGACCGTGCGCGACATTTCGCCGCGCATAAGCGTTTCCTTCTCGTCTTCGGTGAGCTTGGCGCCCTTCTTCTGCTGCGCCATCGCGATCACACGCTCGACGCGGAACTTCAGATCGCCAATCTGCTCCTTGTCGGTCTTCGACTGCTGGCCGTACACGTTGAGCCCGAAGTCGTTGGCGATGCGCTTGAACGAGTCCTCGTCCATCTTCGCCTCGGTGATGTCCTTCGGCGACTTGGCGAGGCTGTCGTAACGGTCGAGCAGGTGCTGGGTCGCCTCGACACCGAACAGCGGGCGCAGGGCCTGCACCTGGGTGCGCGACATGCTGGCCAACTTCGTCGGGTCGGTGTAGTCCATGTACTGGTCGGCGTTCTGGCGCAGCAGCATGCGGTCCTGGCGCAGCTCGGCGTTGTACGCACGGTTCTCCGCTGCGGCGGCGCGCTGCTCGCGCACGCTCGCGCGCTGCTCCTGCTGATACAGAATCTGATCCTGCACATGCCCGGGCAGGGCCTGCCATTGCGGCGTCTGCCGCACGCGACTCAGCCCCATGCCGCCGTCCAGCATCTGGTAGACCGTGTTCGTGTTGCCGGCGTTGAACTCGTTCTGCGACTGATCCCACGCGGCTTTGCGTTCGCGCAGCGCCGAGATGGCGGCAGCCTGACGCGTCGGGTCGTCCTTGTACTTGTCGCGCGCCTGCTTCTCCATCGAGAACAGATCGACCGGCGTGTTGTAGTCGCCCTTCACTGACTCCGCCCAAATCTGATCGGCCGCGTCGCTGCCGTCTTTGACAGCCGACACGCGGTTCAGCTTCTCGGTGACGTTGTCCCACTGCGTCGGCTCGATGGCGTCCTTGTTGGCGTTGAAGTACGCCTCGGCCCCCTTCGGGTCGTTCTGCATCATCTGGTTGATGATGGTCATGTGCGCGCCGGTGGTGGCCTTCAGTACCGCCGGGGCGGGGTCGAGGCCCTTCTTCGCGCCCCACGCCGTGAGGTTGGCCTTGACCTGGTCGAGGTATGCGTTGGCCTTCGTCGGGCCTGCGGCCACGGCCTGTCCGATCAGCGAGGCAGTGCTCGCCTCGAGCGCGCTCTGCTCGCCGATGTTGAGCTGCTGCTCCTGGTAGCTGGTGGCGGACTCGAGCGCCGATACGCGCGACACGGCGAGCTGTTTGCCTATCATCCGCTGGGCCATTGGCGACAGCTTGCTTGCGTATTTGTCGCGGGCGTCGTCCCACCACTTGTTCACGTCATCGACGTAACCCTTCGCGTTCGCACCCTGGGCCAGCTTCTTGCGCTCGGCGTTCCATGCGAGGAAGTCCTTGTTGATCTCGGCCTGCGTGTTCCAGGCATCGGTCTGCGCGTTGCGTTCCTCGAAGCGAAACGCAGCGTCGCTGACCTGGTTCAGCCCCTCCCCCATCGCGCGGTAGCCCGACGACACGTCGGGCGCCGAGGTCTGCGGGGTCTGCAGCGCGGTCTCTTGGACCGTGTTGTCGTAGGTAGGAACGCGGGGCATGTTAGCCCCCCTTCGCCGGGTACCACTTGTCGCTCACGCGGGACGCCGCGCTCAGTACCGTGGCGTAAGACGAGAGCTCGGACTGGTTGGCGTCGGCGTTGCCGCGCCACTGCGCCAGAGCGCCAGACTGCCGCGCGCTCCAGGCGTCCTTGCGGCCGTTGAGGCGCAGGGTCGCGACATCGCGGTCCGTGAAGAAGTCGGTCTGGTCCTGAATGTCGGCCGCCGTGCCTTCGCCGAGGTCAAGCCCCGCCGCCGCCATGCGCGAGCGCTGCGTGGCCTTGAGCGCCGACATGCGCCGCGCGAGCTCGTCGGCCTGCTGGTCGCCGCGCTTCTCGGCGTCCTGGGCCGCGAACTCGTTCATCTTGGCGTTGTACTCGCCGACCCTGCGTTGGGTCTTGGCCTGCTGTTGCATGCCGTAGGCGCTCATGCCTGCTGCGGCGATGGCCGCGATCACCGCGTACGCGCCAGTCGAGAAATAGGCCACGCTCAGCCCTCCGTGATTGCGTCGAGATCAGCAACGACCATGCCCAGCTCGGCGTAGTCGTCGGCGACGTACATGGCCTCGAGGGTCGCGATGTCCGTCTCGTTGAACGGGTTGGGGTGGATCGTCGACCAGATCGCGTCCTCCAGCGTGAGCACAACCCGCTTGGTGCCCGCCTGGGATTCGAACACGTCGCCGGCCTTGAGCTCCTCGCGGCCGAACTCCGTGAACACGATCACCCGCCCCTGCGAGATGATGTTCATGTGCCGGTGGCGGTGGATCTTGCCAACGACCAACGACCCCGCCGCGAGGTGGATCTCGCGCACGTACACGCCCGGCGACAGGTGGTGCCGCAGCGGGGGCGACTCGTCCATCCGCTGCTCCTTGGGCAGGCTCTCGCAGGCGTGCTGCATGCGCATGATGCGTGCCCGCGCGATGCGCGCCTCCTGCTCGACGATGTCGGTGGTCATGCTCAGTTCATCTCGAAGTAGTGGAACATTTCCCCCGTGTCGGGGTGCGCGTGCGGCTCGTGGAGCACGAACCCCATGCGCCGAAGCCAGCGGACAGCCAGCGTGTTCTCGGCGTGCACGGTGTTGTAGAGGCGGCCGAACCGCTCGCGCATTGCGAGAATGTAGCGGGGTGCTAGTCGAGCGAGTACACGCTGGTGCTGCGGCACGAGGTGCGTGCCCACCATCCACACCACGGCAGAAGGCGCAAGCACGGTGCCTGCGGGCACGCAGCCGAAGATGCACCCCGGTTCGCCATGGGCGGTCGCGACCACTACGGCAGCGCTGGCTGCGACGCTATCGCGCAGCGCGAGCAGGATGTCGGTGTGGCCGTTCGCTGCTGCCTCGGCCGCGTCCTGGTCGCGCAGGTGCGCCGCTATGTGCTCAACGTCACCCGGGCGCAGCTCGCGAAACTCAACTGCCGGTTTCGACATCGACTGCAATCGACAGCACGGTTAGCGGCAGCGGCTCGTCCTGCCGCAGGCACACGTTGCCGTCCGCGTTCCAGTCCGGCGTCACGTCGAACCGCAGCTCGCCGGTGCGCAGCGCCGGCGGGTGCCCGTAGAGATCCTCCACCGAGCGCGCCGGGTAGGTCGTCAGGTCGTTGACCGAGGGTCCGGCCTTGACGAGGTTCGACTGGTTCACGCGCACCGCGACGCCGGTGACGTTCTTCGTGATCCCCTGGCCGCTCGCGGGGTGGTCGTCGAAGATGGGCGGAAGCGTGACCAGATCGGTCACGTACTGCAGGCCGACGCTAACCTTGCTGGCCGAGTAGTCGAGGGCTATGGCCCCGCCGGTCACGACCCGCGTCGGGTGCACGGCACCGTCGGCGAGCACCTGCACGGTCTTGCCCTCCAGATGCCACAGCCCGCTCAGGGTCGTGACCGGAGCGCCGCTGTACTGCAGCCCGGAGTCGACGAAGAACGCGTCCGCCTGGTCGACCAGCACGCGCGTCTGGAGTCGCTCAACGTAGCGCACAGCACGCCCGTTGACCGTGCGGCGCACAACCGCGTAGAGCACCTCCTCGCTGCCCTCGCTGACCACGGCCACCGACTCGAACGCCCCGTCCGTGGTGTGCTGGTGCCAGCCGTAGACCTGTTGCTCGGGCACGTAGGTCATGCCAAGCAGCGCGCCGTCCGATCGTACGCACCAGAGGCTCGGCAGCGGTGCACGAGCGAAGGCCATGTCGGTGATCGTGTAGCCGTCGAGCAGGTGCGGCACCATGATGCTCGCGTCGATCGAGCCGAAGGCCTGCTTCTGCCAGTCGTAGGAGAGCTCGCGCACGCGCGCGCCCTGCCCCTGCACGTAGAGGATCGAGTTGCTGGTGAGCGCCGGCTGCACGTCCGCCACGCCGCTGTAGCCCTGGGGCTTGATCGAGATCGTGGTCGGGGTGATCGCCGGGGAGTTGTCGGCGAAGATGCGGAACTCGCCGCCCACCGTGAGCGCGATCAGATCGGACAGCGGCAGCAGGTGGCGGATGGCGTTCTGCTGCCGCGCGCCGATCTTGAACTTCATCGCGTCGTCGTCCTGCACGGCGTTGCTCGAGGTCAGGTTGCTCGCAGTGCCGGTGCGTGTGGCGTAGAGCGTCTGGGGCTCGTTGTTCGAGCCCGCGAACCAACGCCGCTGCTCGTGGTAGGTGACTGCGGTGGGGTAGTTATCGGTCGACCCGTTGAGTGCGTAGACCGCCGTCGGGGGCGTCACGCTGGTGTCGGGGGTGATGTTGTTGTCCCGGATCGCCACCGCCGAGGTGGTTGACCCGAGGTAGGCCATCACCCCGGCGCGCTCCTTGTAGATGATGTACTTGAGCGCCCCGGCGACCGCCACCGGCGTGATGTTGTTGTAGTTGCCCGCCAGGCTCAGGCAGTTGTTTACCGTGGTCGACGCCGAGGGCAGCGACTCCGTGACCCCGTCGGCGGCGATGTAGGTGTAGCAGTAGACCTGCGGGTCGGTGGTGCCCGCCGTTGGCTGCGTGGCGGTCACGGTCGGCGCGCTGGGCGGCGCGGCCGGGGGTGTGAACGACACGTCGGTGAGCGTCCAGTTGGTGGCCCCGAGGCGCTTGAGCTCCTTGGCCGGGTAGCTCGGGTGCGTGATCGTGAGCGTGCTTGAGTCCTGGGCGATGCGCAGCTGCAGCAGATCGGACTCACTGTAGGGCGTGGCGATCGTGTAGACGCGCGCCACCGTGGTTCCCGTCGGGGTGACGGCCGCGCCCCAGAGATCCGTGACCGTGAAGCTGTTCGCGGCGGCGGTGGCCACCTTCAAGAAGCGGCTGCCGACGTAGACCCAGTCGCCGGCGGTGTAGCCGTGGGAGGTCAGGTTGATCGTGCTGCCGACGATCGAGCCGATCGTCTGGTTTGCCTCGAGCACGGCCGCGCCGCTGACGAAGAAGCGTAGCGTCTGGTGCCCGAACTCTAGCACGCAGGTCGCCGTGGCCGAGTACTGGAAGGGGCGCACGACTGTCTTGCGGGTGCTGTCCTTAACCTCGTTAATGAACCGAAGCCCGGTCCGCCGGGTGGCCGGGCCGTGCGGCAGCACGACCGCGTTCAGGCACTTGCCGAGGCCGGTCTGGTACTTCGTGAGATCAATGCGCCCGTACATCTCGGGCGTGATCTCGCCGCCGGCGAAGCTGCGGAATAGCGGTTTGCTGGGCATGTCACCACCGTGCCCGCAGGTGTGCGGCGACGTGCTCGGCGCGCTGGTCGGTGCTGTTGGCGTCGCTCGCCTCGGCGCGCGCCTGCATGCCCATCGCCGCGTCGCGCCAGCCCTTCGCCGCCTGCATGCCCGTCACGCCCTTGAGGATCGGGCCGCACAGGTAGCTGGCCAGGAGCATGCTCAGGGTCGTGCAGAACATGGCCGGAAACTTGGTGGCATCGGTCACGTCGACCGTGTAGAGTAGCACCGCGTCGGGCTCGTTGGTGTAGAGCACGCCGTTCTCGATCGTGAACTGCGCCGAGCCGCGCTCGTTGAACATCTCGTCGACCAGCGTCCAATTGGTCAGGCCCTGGGGCTCGTAGACCAGTGGCCAGGCCAGGCCCGCCGCGATGAGGTAGCGCTGCTGCACCACGCGCAGGGCGTTGACCATGCTGGAGGGAACCGCGTAGGCGTACTGCCAGATGTTGGACGCGTTGTCGACCTCTGCGAGCGCCACGCGGCGCTTGGCAAACGCCCAGGAGCCGCCTTCGATCAGCTCCTTGCGAGCCATCGGAAAGAAGCGCGCGCAGTAGCCGGCCTCGGCGCTGCTGTCGGGCGGCTCGATGCAGGTCACCTGCGCGCGGGCCCCCAGCAACGACAGCGCGCCGTTGCAGATGTCGACGTCCGTGGCCATGCCTTACTCCTCGCCCTCGCTGTCGTACAGGGCCCGTGCCCGCTCGGCGTCCGAGACAGTGACAGGTTGCAGGCCAACGTCGGTGAGGATCAGGCACAGCGACACGTCCGGCGAAGAACTCTCGGCCGCCACCTCATCGGGCTCTTCGGCGCTCGCCGTGACCCGCTCAGCGACAACGCGCGCCTGCATCGCGAATACCGTACCCGGCTCGGGGATACCCTTGATGCCGAGCTTCTCGATGATGTCGTCGTCGAGATAGATGCGGGGGCGGCCGTCGTACTGCGCAGGCGATTCTTGCGCCTCGCTGTCCGTCTTCGTGCTGACCAAGTTCATGGTGGCGTCCTTGTGAAAAGGGCCGCTCGTGGCGGCCCTCTCAGTTGCGCGTGGCCTCAGACGATGTCGCCGCCTGAGTCATCGCTGGCCGCTGCCGGTTTGCCCTTGCGGGGCTTAGCCGGGGCAGCCTCCGCCGGCTCATCGATGCGGTCGAACCAGCTGCCCTTCTCCCGCCCCTCGATGAGGTCGAATTCCTCGCCTTGGTTGATGAAGCGGAAGTGCACGCCGTCGTCAGGGTAGTACCCGAGCGTCTTGGCTCGGGCCCGACCAATGATCTTAGCCATCGTCGGGCCCCCCTATTACTTCACGCCCGGAACGGTCGTGGCGATCGGGGCGTTCGCCTGCACGTTCTTGGTGAAGTAGGCCGTCGCCGTGCCGGCGGTGGTGGTCGCGGTACCGATGCGATACACCACGCGCAAGTAGCGCTCCAGACCAATCGGCAGACGACCGCGATACTGCACCGTGTTCGCGGTGAGCGCGGCCAAGGCCACGGCGCCGGTGAGCGGGAACTCTTTCGGCGACGAGAACGAGGTGTTGTCGTCACACTGCAGCACGAACTGCACCGTGGCCGAGCCGCCGGAGGTGACGGCAGCGACGGTGCTGATCTGCAGGAACAGCTCCTCGCCAATGCCCACGTCAGCGGCGGCGCCGGTGTCGTAGTAGTTGGTCGAGGCCACGTCGCCAGCAGCAGCGGCGATGGACTGCGCCGAGCTGAGGATCTCTTGGGAGTCGATATACATGATTGCTTTCCTTTCAGCTCAAGCCGATTACGAAACCAGGGATTCGGTTTCGACCAGCGCGTCAACGGTACGGATGGGGATACCGAAGAACGACAGGTCGCCCTGCACCGAGGCCACGCCCGGGGCGCCGAACTGGCTGGCGCCGGCTTGCAGGCCCAGGGCCGCCACCGACTTGTCCATCGCCATGATCTGCAGCTGGGCCTTGACCTTACGCGAGGCGTAGAACGCCGGGGTGCCTTTGCCCATGAACGGGATCGTGTTCATGGCGAGCATCATCTGCTTGAGGATGTTCGTGGTCGCGGTCAGGGTCTGCGTGTTGGTCTGGCTCACCAGGTCGGAGATGTCGACGTTGGCAATGCGAACCACGTAGCGCCAGTCGCGCAGCGACAGACCGAGCTTCCACTTCCAGATGTCAGCGAAGGCGCGGTAGCGGTTGTTGCTGCCGTCGAAGGCGTCGATCTCGCCCAGATCCTTGTGCTCGATACCGGCCTTCGACCCCTTCGGGAAGATGCCGTGCACCGTGTCGTTGCCCCAGCAGACCAGCCACACCGAGGTGTTGTCAGAGCCCGAGCCGCCGGCGAGCAGGATGTTGCGACCGTTGGCGGCGCTCGTCGAGCTGTAGCGCGGGGCCAGACCCATCGGACGCTCGGGGTTGATGGCCGTGTCGTTGTAGAACAGCGCCGAGATGGCCGACTGGTTCATGGCCTCGAGGAACGCCGAGGCCTCCTGCAGGCGGAACGCCGAGGCGTTGCCGTTCAGGTTGGCGAGGTCAACGTCGACTTCGGAGCGGGCTTCCAACATGCCCACCGAGTCGTCGACCTGCGCGCGGGTCGACTTGCTGGCCGGCACGCCGCCGTAGAGCTGACGCCACACTACGGTCGGCAGACCGGTGCGCATCGTGGTGCGGTGGCCGGTGGGCAGGTTGCCCTCAACCCAGGGCATGTCGTCGAGCAGCGCGTTGGTCTGCTTCAGGAGTTCGACGACGGTGGCGGTCTTGCCATCGGGGTCGAGAGTCTTTGCGAAGTCCAGCAGCGTTACAGCGCCGGCTTTGGAAGGCAGTGCAGCCATGATGATTTACCTTTCAGTCTTTCTTGCCGTACAGAATGTCCTCGGGCGACTTCGGCGCGGTGGCGTTTCCTTCACGCCCACCAACGAATCCGTCCTCGCTCGTGGCCTTGCCAACTTCGTAGGCCCACTTCACAAGCAGCGGGTGGTTGCCCAGCCCGGTCGATTCGAGGTACTGCTTCAGCTCAGCCCCGCCAAAGGTGTCGATGGCACGTCGCGCGATGGCCTGGTTCTCGGGCTTGCCGAGCACCTTGTCTTTCGCGACCTCCTCGCCCCAACCCTTCACGGTCTCGAGGTGCTGCTCTTGCAATTGCGCTTCCCGGGTTGCGGCCAGGTCGACCAATCGCTGAGCCTGCTCCTGCGACAGCTGGAGGGTCTTGGCTACGTTCTCGAACTCGGCGACACGCGCCGGATCGAGCTCGACTCCTTCAGGCACCTTGAACTCGTACTTCTCAGGCACCTCAGACTTGGTCGACTTGTCGCCGCCTTCGTCCTTCTTGCCCGCGTCGCCCGCGTTCTCTTTGCCTTCGGCCAGGCTGCCCTGGCCTGCGTTCTGCGCTTCAGCAGCACCCGCTTGCGCGGCGCCTGCGTTGGCGTTGTCGTTCTGCGATTCGGCGGCTTCGTTGGTGGCTGCGCCGCTGTCTTGCGCTTCACTCATTTCGGTATTCCTTCAACAGGCGAAAATAGCCATCAGGGGATGCCTCCAGCAGCTCAGCTTCCAACCACAGGCCGATGTTCTGTTCACCGGCCTTGAAGGCCATCGTCGAGCCGTTCGTGTGGAACGGGGTGTGGCGATAGCCTGTTTTGGCGAAAAGCCGAGTCGCGATTCGGCGACCCTGGGCGTGGCCCATCAACCACTTCAGGTCTTCGATTTCCTGGTCGCGCGCGATACGAGCCTTCTCTTTGAGCTGCTCGCGTTGTGCTTCTGCGTCCAGTTGATCGTCGATGTCTGTCATGGCAACGGCGCGATTGTGAGGTGCCGTGTGTGGAGTGCGTACACGGCCGTCAGCTCGGCCGCATGGCGTCGATCTTTGAGCGGTGGGGCGTCCAAATCTTCCGTAGCGCCGGGGCAGTGAACGGGTCGGCGCCGAACACGAGGTCGGCCGTGTCGGGGTTCTCAAGCCACAGGCGAACCATACGCATCGCACCGAACCCCGAGCACTTCGTCCGCGTGCACGCGGCCACGTAGAGCTCATCGCGCCCGCACCAGTAGGCCGCCCAGTAGCCGCCCGGGCTGTCGCCGCTCACGAACTCGGTGCCCGAGCCGCCGAGCTGCTTCGGCAGGCACGAGGGTGCGGCGTGCGCGGTGGTCGCGATGAGCGAGGCGGCGATGAGGGCGAGGATGCGTTTCATTGTGAGACGGGTGTGGGGGTGGGGCGGTTAGTACGCAGTAAATCCAGCAAGGCTTATCTTCTGCAGCGAATACGACGTGCCATCCCCCTGCGCGGACGCCAGCGAATTCATTGCCGCCTCGATTTGCGTGATGTAGTCGGCAAGGTGCGGCGCTCCGGTCACTTCGGCGTAATGCCCAAGCAGTACGGCTTCGCCGTTGATAACTAGCCACGATGGCCCAGAACTGTCGCCGTTGTGTAGTGGCACCTGCCAAGCGCGCAGCGGGTCGGCTGGGTCAAGTTTTCCGATTACCGGCACATATGCGTAATGCCCGTTTGAACCGTAGTAGGTCGATTCGGTGTCGATGAATTTGACCGGCAGCACGCGCAGCGCGTCGTACTTCGGTGTGTTGATGGCTGCGCTGGCGTCATTCCCCACTACCTGCCGCTTGCTCAGGCTCGGCAGCCAGTACGTGCCCGACGACGGCAGATAACTGCGGAAATTGGCCGGCAGCACCTTAAACCGCTTGATGCTGGCCGGCATATCTTGGTCGAGGTACCCGATATGCAGATCGGTGCCCGCGATGTTGGTATGGCTGAGCGCCGTTGCACGCACCTGGGTGCCGTCAGCAGCAAGCCAGCAGAAAGAGAAGTTCGCGCCAGTCACATGGTTCGCGGCAATGTAGTGCCGTTTCGACACGAGGCACGCAGGCCAGTAGCCGGTTGACAAGTCAGACCGCGCCACCGACATGCCTGTTAGGTCGATGCCTGCCGCAAAGTTCTGCTGGTTGCGCGCGATGGTCAGACTCGGATAGTCGCCGCTGTACGTCGAATAATTCAGCAGCGTCGCATCGTTCGGCGTCTTGCCCGCGACGAGGGCGGCCATCGCATCGGATACGTGGCGCGCGAGTGATCCGGCCACGTACTGCTGCAGACGCGTGCTGACCAGCGGCGCGCCGCTGATATCCTGCTTGAAAACTAGGCTTTCCTTCTTCGACTTCACGAGGATCAGGCACGTACCGTTCGAAACCTTCGCGACCCGCCCGCTCGAATCAACAGAGCACACAGCAGGGGTCTGAGACTGGTACGTGACCCCCTGAGAACCGACGTTCGCGGCTGGCGATAGCGTGCCGCTCGCGAAGCCGTTTGCCACCGTGTCGGTTACCACGATGGCATCGCTGACCGTCTGCGTCGTGGTGGTGACCGTGTTGGTGTCGACCGCCATAGCCACGGACAGGTCTTCGACTGCTGCACGTCCTCGAATGGTCTTGCCAGATTGAGCCCAGGTGATGGTCGTCACGATCAGGTGATCTGCTGAATGACTTCAATCGACGCGCACCAATAGGTCGTGGTGGTGGCGCTCGGGGTGACAAGCACCTGCAGCTTGTTGCTGACTATGCCAACGCTCGCCGCCGTGGGTGCGATGCCGGCGCCGCCAGTGATCGCCGTGCCAGCCACTACCGCGCCGATGAGCGTGGCAGCGCCTAGACCGCTGACAGATAGCACCATGTCGTAGGTGTTCGACCACACGTTGTTGCCGCTCGCGCCGGCTCGGCCCTGCAGCGTCACACGCACCCGCGCCAGCGAGGCCACGCTAAGAGTCGGGAAGCTGAACCGGGTCGAAGAATTAGCCGCTCCGCCAGTTAAGGTCAGTTCTTGGTTCGCAGTGGTCGCTGACGTTGTAAGTATCAGGTCATTGTAGATGCGCAGCGTTTTCGAGCCGCCCTGAATCACTACGTCGTTTGCCTGCGCATCGTTCGCCCCCACATCGCCGACGAAAGAGTGAGCAAGTGCCACCGAACCATCGTACTGAGCAAAAGTATTCCCGCCGATGGCAACCGTGTTTCCCGCCGCCTGACCCCCCGCAGCGGAAAAGCCGCCCGCTAATATCTGGGCGACAGAACGGCCACCGTCGATAGGCATCCACACGCCGCCGAGCATCATGAATTCGTACAGGAAACCGTCACGGAAGAATCCTGCCGGGCAGACGGCCATGCCGGTGCCTGAATTTCCGGTGACGACGCCAGCATCGGAGTTGGTCACATAAATGAACGTGCGGTCGCCATCTATCGCCGGGCCGGTTGCCATGTTTATGGTCAGCGTTACCAGCGAGGCCGAATTGATGCGTAGTACATACACGGCCTGACCGTAGGGGACAGTGACCGTACCCGTTGCCGTGACGGGTGCTGACGTGTTGATGGTGCCCTGCGGGAAAAACGACTTTGCGCCGCCTACTGTGCCGCTGTACTGGACTATGGCCGGCACATCGGTTGCAGACGCCAACTCGCCAGCCCCGCCAGCGTAGCCGAGCAAGTCCGACAGCATGCCAGTGCGCGGCACGACGTTTGCAATCAGGTTGCCCTGCGCGTCGAATGAAAATCCCATCGCTGCTGCTATTGCGGCGGAAGTGGCCACCTCTTGCTCTTTGCCGTTGCGGTCGAGCACCCCGACCCACGCACCGGTGGTGGGGTCAAACAAATCGGCGGTCTCGCCTACGCGGTAGTTACTCATTTCACACCTCTGCTGCGCTGGGGCTGTTGTACCCGCTGAACATGTTCAGCACGTCGCGGGCGTTGGTTGTGTCGATGCCGGCCACGTCCGAGGCGGCCTTGGCCATGCCGGGGGCTGCGGCTGCTGCGGCGGCTGCCTGCTGGGCCTGCTGCTCGGCGGCAACGGCCTGCTGGGCCACGTCGTCGGGCACGATGATCTTGGGGTTGACGCCGTACATGTCGGCGTAGTCGTCGACCACCTGCATGGGGTTGATCTTGTGGCGCATCTCGGGCCAGATGTTCACGGCCTGGCCGATCGTGCCCAGCAACCGGTCGACGCCGGCGGCGGCGACGGCGCGCTGCGCCTGGGCGAGCGCCGAGATGAACTCGATCTCGATCTCCTGCCCGTGCAGCTCCTTGGGCGGCGGGGGCAAGATGCCGGTCTCCATCATCCGGTCGAAGGTGATGTCGATCAGGGGCTTCAGTAGCTCGGTCTGGAGGCGCTCGAGCACGGGCCCAAGGACGAGCATCTTCTCCTCGTGGCGCTCGACGATCTCGCGGGCGGTGGTGCCGCTGCGCTCGTCGTTCTGGAGCATCAGGAACAGGTCGGCGTAGTAGGCCTGGTTGATGCGCCGACGCGTGTCCTCGATGTCCATCACCATGTGCTGGAGGTTGATGTTCACCTCGTAGGCCGACCGCACACCGCCGCCCGGGGCGGTCGCGTCCACGAACATCACGCCGCCCGGCAGGCGCTTGCTGGCCTGGTCCTTGTACTGCGTTGGCACCTGCAGGGGCGGGTTGACCATGTAGTCAATGGCCTGGGCCTTGCGCAGCTGCATGAGCTGAAGCTGCTTCACGTCGCCGAGGCAGTCCATGCCGGGGCTGCGCCCGTAGACATCGTTGCCGGTGACCGAGCTGCGCGGGCAGAGCGCGGGGAAGCGCTTGTAGCCCGACTCGGCGAGCATCTGGTCGGCGCCCAGGTCGCTCGCGGGCTCGAAGTAGTAGCTCGCGAACTCCATGTTCTTGTTGTCACGCTTGCTCGCGTCGCGCTCACGGCGCGGCTCGACGCAGTGGTGCACGCGCACCCAGCTGTCGTACATGTTGCGGTCGTAGAGATTGCGCACCGCCTGGCTGCAGTTCTTGTAGCCGAACATCTGCACCATCTGCCCGACGGTCATGTTCACGTCTCGGTAGAGCGTGTCTACGAATCCTTTGTCGTTCACGCCGAGCGCGTACTCGCCCACCGTGAGTGGGTAGTGGTGGATAACGTTCTCGAAGTCATCGCGCACGAAGTCCGCCCAGGTGCCGAAGGCGCCCAGCTCGTCGTAGCAGCGTTGCAGCGCCAGGTAAGTGTTGCCTGAGTGGAAGATCGTCTCGGTGACCTGCGTGGCGTTGTGCAGCCACTCCTTGGCAGAGCCGAACTCCATCAAGTCCTTGTCGGACAGCCCCATGCGGAACCACGGCCGCGCCGGACTGGTCATGCCGCCCATCATGCCGGCGCTGAACGTGCGGCGGGCGAACACCGCCGTGTTGTCGTAGACGGTGGTGTTCTTCTTGTAGCCCTTGTTGGTGTCGGTCACGATGAAGCGCGACGCCTCGGGGAACTGGTAGACAGCGATGTCCCGCAGGTGCGTGTCCCAGCTTGACCGTTCAGTCCACAGCGCGTTACGACGCCGCAGCAGACGCGTGCGCTTGCCTTCCGACATTACGACCCCAAGAGCGTCGACGCGCCGGTGTTGGGCGCCATCGCGGCGGGCCCGGTCAGCACTGTGCCGCCGCCACCTGCTGCGTTGAGCGCGTTGCGGTTCTTTCGGCGCTGGTCAAGGGTGGCCACCTGGGTGGCATCCTGGGGCTGCTTGGCTTCAGGAATTTTCGGGCTACTGGTGCACATTCTTGCGACCTCTGGGCGGACTTATCCGCAGAGATTGTCGTGACACGCAGCGCGTGCGCGTACACGCATCAGCTGAGCGTTGAGAAGGGGTCGTACCCTCCAGTGAGCGACGCGGGGTCGTGGTCGAGTGCGGCCAGCGGGTCGTGGCCACGCAGCGCGTCCGTGGGCCGCCGCAGCAGTTGCAGCTTCGGCGTGTCGATGTTGGCCAGCACCACGGCGGTCGCGCGGTCAGGGCTGCGGCCGATGCGCTTGACGATGTCCTCGCGACTCTCGACTTGAATCTCGCGCCCGAGCAGTTTGTAGCGAGGTGCGCACAGCTCGGCCAGCAGGTCCCGGTCCGGCGGCAACGCAATGCCGGTGTCGTAGGTCGGGTCGAGCGCTTCGCGCAGCGCCCACCACAGATCGGTGCGCAGGTTGTTGAACATCAAACGCCCTGTGCGATCTGCTGCGCGCGAGGGGCGCTCGGCCACGTTCACGCCGTACACCTGCGCGCCTGTGCGCTTGACGCTGTCGTATGGGCTTGCGCCCACCCCGATCACGTCGATGTTGATCGGCGCAGCGTCACGCCGGCGGGCGAGCACCTGCGCTGCGCATTTGTCGCCGTCGTCGGTGTCGGCTTTGGGCACCTTCACGAGCGGTGCGAACCACAGTCCGTGATTCTCTGCGCGATGCCGGGTCGCGATGATCGTGTCGTCCTGGCCGCCGCGCGCCACGTCCACACCCATCTGCAGCATCTCGCCTTTTGGTGCGCGGTTCGTCCAGCGCGCCATCGCCGCCTCGGCCCACTTGGTGGGGATCACCTGCCAGATGTCGTCTTCCATGCCTGCCTCGAAATCCCCGTAGAGCATCTGCGACCGCAACGGCTCGGGGAGCGCCTGAAGCTGGGCCATGTAGTTCGTACCCACGAGGTACGGGTTATCGGTCACGCGGCTTGGGATGAACGTGCGTGACTGCGGTGTGATGATGTCCACCGGCGAATGCTCGGCCGGGTCGAAGTCATAGACACGCTCACCGTCACGCATCACGAACGGCGCAGGACTTGTCACCCATTGGTCTTTGCCGTCGATAACGGCGACGTAGCGCAGCTCGCCCGGTTTGGCCCGCCCACCTGGGCCGACGTACTTCTTGTCGAGCCACGGAGCGAAGAACGCGATCAGCCATCGCCCTTCCGCGCTCGTTGGCGGGTTGAACGTGAGCAGCGTGCGCGTGCGCTGGTTCGGGTCGGTGGTCCGCACCCAGCCCATGAGGAAGCGCACCTGCTGCTCCAGAAAGTTGGCTGCCTCGTCGATGACCAGCAAGTCCTTCGCGCGGCCTTGGAACTTCTTCTCGTCGCCGAGGTTGGGTGCCGAGCAGAACTCAACGAGTCGTGCCTTGCCGCCCGGTGCGCGCCACACTGGTGGCTTTCCGCCCAAGCCGTCGCGGTGGTTCACGATCTCGGCCATGCGGTCGATGATCGCGTTCAGCTCCGTGCCTTCACGGCGGAAGATTTGCACCACTTGGTGCTTGGTGAGCGTAATGCCGCACGCCAAATCGGTCTTGCCACCGCCGGCTGCGCCGCCGAAGCCGATCACATCCGCTTCGCTCTCGTAGGCCATGGTTTGCGGGCCGGGCAGCGGCACCCACGGCCGCTCATCCAGCTCGACCGCCATCAAGGTGTCGAACTCGCGCCGCTCGTCCTCGGTCATGAATGCGGCCAGCGCCGCGATCTCGGTCGCCTTCACACGATATCGTCAGCGGTCAACCCATCGCCCTCATCGCGACGCGCTTGCGCTTGGCGCATGAGCACGGCTATGCGCTGGGCGCGCTTGTCCGGGTCGTGCGCCACGGACTCGATGGGGCCGCCACCCGGGCCGCTGATCTCCTGGCGGTCGGTGCCGAACACCGCAGGGCGGCGGCCCTTGAGCAGGAACATGAGCAGCGCGTCGCTGGGCTTGCGAATCGTGAGCCACTTGAGCGAGCCGTCTGGATTGCGGGCTTGACGCGGCCGACGATCCATCACGGGCTCGCCATCGTCGTTGAACTGGCCGGTGGCGTAATCCTCGAAAACAAGCTCTCCAGCGTCGTCGTACTCCCAGACAGGGGTCAGGCTGCCCTTGTACACGACAGGCTCTTCAACACCCTCCACGGCCCGCCGGCGGGCCTCTTTCTCGAGCAGATCAGCGCTGGCTTCCTTCGCCTCGTCCCATGCGGCCCGAAAGTCGGGGTCGCTCTTGGCCCGCAGGTAGGCCTGCGCGGACGCAATGCCGGCGGCCTGCGAGGCCTCGACGACCGTGCAGCCCGATTCGACGGCCCGCAGAAAGGGGTGAATCCATTCGAGTGACATGCCGCGAATTTAGCGGCGCGCTGAACCGCCGCGTACACGGTAGGCCACGCCCCCGCGCCGGGCGCCGCGACAGATGTGCCCGATGCAGCTCTTGGTGACACCGAATCGCCGGGCGAGTCGCTGCAGCGTCCAGGTGAGCGGGTCCTCGTCGCGCAGTTGCAGGATCAGGTCGACGTCTGCGTTGCTGAGTTTTGCCGCCGGGTTGGATTCGCCGGTGAGTGCGCCCGTGTCGCTCACCCAAACCCAATCACTTTTCGTTTTTGCTGAATCTTGCATTTCTCTACCTTTCTGCAAAACATTGCAATGCCACCTGAGCCACCTGAAAAAGGCCGTTTTCCGGTTAACGGCCTTTATTTGTGAGTGCTATGCGTCTTAACCGAAAAACAGCTAATTTCAGGTGGCTCAGGTGGCAAACCACCTCAAACCATCAACCGCAAACCCCGAATCAGCAAAAGTTTGCGTTTTTTGCCGCCCTCGTCCCTTGGGTAAGAGTCCTCTTTGCGAAACCCCGGAACGCATCGCTCAATTTCTTGCAGAAATCGTTGCTTGCTCAACGCGTGATAGCCGCCCTCGACGCACCACTCGCGATACGCCGGATACAGCCCCGCGTTGAAATTGTCGGTAAGCGCCTCGCTGTGCTGGTCCCCAATCTCGCAACTTTCTGCAATAAACTGCCCGACGCGGTCCTGCTCTGACTGGTAGTCCTTCGACGCCGCGAGCACGACATCGGGCGCCCGAAGCCCCTCGGCGAACCACTCCCGCGCCCCCCGCACCACCCAAGCGAGCACGCCAGGCAGCTCGGCCTTGAGACGCTCGGCGGTGGTCGTGTCCTTCACGAAGTGCGCACGCCCGGCGTTGACATCCTCGCGCGAGCCAAAGCGCGCCTGATAGGGCATGAGCATCACGCGCCGCCAGATCCCCGGGTCGGTGCCCTTGATGATCGGCTTGTGGTTCGTGAGGAGCTGGATCTTGTGGGTGGGGAAGAACTCGAAGAAGTCGGCACGCATGTAGCGCGCCTTGACCTTGTCCGATCCCGTGATCTGCTTGACCACGTCCTCGCGCAGGTGGCCGCCGTCTCCGGTTTCGTGGGCGGTCACCATGCGGCGCCCGAAGAGGTCAGCGAGCTCGGTCGGGTGGCGCTCACCAAGCGAGCCCACGAGCAACCCCGGCGCTGCGGTGCCCGCGTAGTCGCCGAGGGCGTCGGCGACCGTGTCGAGGATCGTGCTCTTGCCGTTGGAGCCTGAGCCATAGTGCACGATGAAGCACTGCTCGCGCGTGCTGCCGGTGGCGCAGTAGCCGAACCAGCGCTGCAGGAACGAGGCCAGGGGCTTGGTGCGCAGCTCGGTCTCCAGCGTCACCTTGGCGATGACCTGCTCCCACACCTCGCTGCGCGCGTCCGGGTCGTAGGGAACCGGGCAGAGCTTGGTGATGTAGTCGTCGGGGTCGTGGGGCTTGATCTCGCCGGTGCGCAGGTCGACCGTGCCATTCGCGCAGTTGAGCAGCCACGGGTCGCGGTCCACGGCCGCCTCGTCGACGGCCAGCATGCGCTTGGCGAGCCCGACAGCGGCGTCGATCGAGGAGCGCATCTCGCTCTTGGCGGCCCACTTGACGAGCGCGTCGGCGATCGCGTTGTGCTTATCGGCCTCCTCCGCCGCCGCCGCCGGCTTGGCGCGCCAGGCCTTGGCCTCCTCGTGCAGGAGCGTGGACAGCCGGCACGCGCAGCGGTAGACCTCGGACATGTCGCGCTCCCAGCGCTTGCCCGTCCACACGTACCAGGTGTCGGCGACCACGATGAGGCGCTTGCCGAAGGCGCGCATGATGCGCACCGCGTTGGCCTGATCGGTGGTCAGGTGGTGGGCGCCGGGCACGCCCTTGCGCTTGACCTCGTCACGCGCCACGACATGGTCGGGGATGGGCTCGAACTGGTTCTCGACCCACCCCACGGCGCGCAGGAAGTCGTCGTCGGTACGGTGCGCGCAGGACGCATGCAGGCACTTGTAGTGCCCGGCGTTGAAGCCCCCCACGCCGGCGGGGAACCAGGTCGACTCAGTCGAGCCGCTGTCGCTGCTGTGGCCATCCTTCCAGGGGCAGCGCACGTAGACCTTGCCATCCGGCGACCAGTCACGCACCCACCCATGCTCGTCGAGGTAGCTCACCACGTCGTCGCGCATCGCCGCTGCGGTGCGGGCCTCGACGGGGCGCATGCCCTCCTGCACCTCGATGCTCTTGCCGTAGAGCTCGGCGAGCATCGCCCAGAGGGCCTCGAACTCCTCGGCCTTGACGTGGGGGAAATCGCCGAGCACGTCGAGCACCTCGAGGCCCCGCCACTCGTAGGGCACGCCGCTGGGGTGTGTGCCCTGGGCGATGAACTGCTGACCGGTGGCCAGGAACTCGATCGGGCCGTCGACGCTCTTGATGATCCGCTTTGTGTAGTCGCCCTCGAGCACGAACGCGATCAGCTGCTTGCCGGAGTTGGAGCGCGTGCGCACCGGCAGCGTGCCGAGCATGCTCTCGACGATCTCGCCGATGCGCCGACTCTCGGCCTCGTCGGGCACGTCGATGTCGATGGCCCGCACGCGGCGGGTCTGGATGCAGATCCCGAGGCGCTCGTCGGCGGACCAGCCGCGCACCTGGCGCTCGTTGGTCTGCTGATCTGTCCACTTGGGGATACCGACAGCGAAGCCACCGCTCAGGCGGCTGGGGGTCTTGCCGAGCTCTCGCAGCTTGCTCTCAGGGTGAATGGGGATGGTGCGGTCCGACACCACGGGGAGGAGGTCGGCGGTGAGGCCGGCGTCGACGAAACGGGCCCACTGCGCGGGCGTTGCTCCGATGGCCATTGGCGTGGCCCTTTCTCTGTAGGTTAAAAGGCCCTGGGATAGGGGCCGGGCGCCAACCCCCGCCGCCTGCACGGCGGTGCCACCCATCCCAGGGCCTGCAGGTTAAGAAGACTGTCGCAGAATGTAAAGCCCCGCTCAGCCGCCGCTGTCGACGACCACGGGGAAGTGCGAGGCGGTGACGCGCTCGCCGAGGCACTTGCGCGCGAATTCGCACTCGCGACACGCCGAGATGAGGTCCGTGCGGTAGACGACAGGCAGGCGGCCCTTGCTGGAGCGCGCCATCGCCTTGGTGACGCGCTCGATGTTCGCCGCCAGCTCGGGCTTGGGCTCGCGCTTGTACTGCTTGTCGTCGTTCGCGGCCAGGTGGCCGAGATACTGGGCCGACGTGCCCGCCTCGGCGGCGAGGTGCTCGCGCTCGGCAGGCGTGGCTGCGTTGAGCCAGGCCTTGAGGGTGGTGATGGTGGTCATCGTTTCACAGGTTGTTTGAGGGGGTTGTAGATGCGCGCGACTTTAGCACAATGTAAGGTCTTGAAAGCGCGCTGCTGATGTGCGAGGCTTGCCACCCCATGCGAACCGTGTACGACATCCGCCGCGAGAACATCCGCGCGCTGTCCAAGACCTGGGGCGTACACCTGGGCGAGTGGGCGTGGTTGGCGATGCACGGCTGATCTGAGCGCTGCAGGATTTCATGAAAGCCCCACCAAGTTGTGGGGCTTTTTATTTGGAGAAAAGTTTTAGCAGGTGCTACAGTTCAGCCATCGACAACGCAAACGGAGAAAGATATGGCCCACAAATACCACCTCGAACACACCAGCAAGGGTGGCCCGACTTGTCAGAATGGCCGCATCGGCGCCACCCTTCGCGGCGAGCACTTCACATTCAAGTTTGCCGAGTTTGTCGCAGCGCCGGCCGCCCTTCGCTGCACGCGCTGCGAGTCCGGCAAGCTGTTCGCATTCCTGCAACGTAAGGCAGCCTGACCCCACCCGCGAAGCCCTCACCGCCGAGGGCTTGCGAGTGTGGCCACGGGGGCTGCGCGTAACCCAAGGAACGGGAAATGGCTGAACGACGTAAGTACGAATTCGTGGAGGGCGACACGATCACCATCGCCCCTGGCCGCACGGTCAAGCGCATCCGCGCGCGGGTCGCTATCGAAGCATTTTGTGTAGCGCCGGGCGAGTTGGGCGGGTACATCGAGGCCGAAACAAATTTAAGCCCCGTCGGCAACGCTTGGGTCTCCGGC